CTTTCGACACAGCCGTGCCGGTATGGCGGGGCGCTGGCCGCTCTGCGTCTGCCTCTGGGCTGTCGGCCAGAACATCGCCATAGAACGCGGCCAGTGCCATGTTTATGTCGCGCAGTGCGTCTGGCGAAAAAAACAGGTGGCCGTTCCCGTTGTTAAACCGCTTCAACCAAACCCCGCGCCCCTCGACATAGATGGTTACGGGCTCTTCGCCGCGCTCCTCGCGGGCCTTGTGTTCGCGCGGGCTCAAATACGGGTCGAGATACTTGCTGCCCTTGTCTAGCGGTTTCTGATCGCAGGTCTTTGTTCCGCAAAGCAGGTCAAGATCTCTGTGGGTCAGAAGTTTGCGCTTTTGGTAGGTCGCAAGCGCGTTCACGATGTCGCGCACCTTGTCAGGGCCGCGCCCATACGTTGACAAATTCTCGCCAAAGCCGTGGATCACCACGCGCTTGGGCAGGCCTTTCACGCCGATCTTGACCTTCTCGTGCGATTTATATGCGGGGTCTAGATCGGCAAAAACCTCCGCCATGCCGCGCAGGATCACGGCGCGAGGGTCAGCCGCATAAGGGCCAAAAGTGGCGCGCACATTGTCCAGCGTGAATTCTGGCGGCTCTACCAGCGACTTCTCGAACATGGCCTTGTCGTTCGCCGATGCAAACTCGGGCAGGCGCAGGCGCACCCATGCCCGCCTCCATGCCGAGCGCAGCAGGTTCTTTTCCAATGTGCGCAGGTCTGTCCCGCGCCCATCCACATCGATGGTTTCGCCGCCGTGCTCCCCGCCCAGCGTGGCAGCCATTTTTACCGCTACGCCAGCCGCGTCATAGGCTGCAAGAACGGCGGGAATGCCTGCGCGCTTGGTGTCGTATTCATCGACCAGATCCGGAAAGCTGGGCAGGGCGGCGATTTCGGTGCTTTGCATGTTCATGACGCAGCCGATCAGTAAGTGATCGAGACGTTCGGGATCAGGCCAGCCATGACCGCCTTGACGATGGTCGTGGCCTCGTCCACGCTGGCGTGCTCCATCAATGCTTCCTTGGCGCGGCGTTCAATCTCGGCCTTGGTCTGCGCCACGCGATACGCGATGCTGCGCAGGGCTTTGCGATCCGCTGCGATTTTCGGGTCAAGGCCTGCAGCCTCTACCGCGGCCTGATCCGCGATCCGATTGATCAGGTCGTCCAAGCCGTTGTCGGCCTTGAACATCGCCGCGAGGGCGCTGGCTTCGGGCAACGCGATTGCTGTGCCTTTGGCCTCCATGGTTTCGGTTTCAGTCATAGTGCTGGTTCCTTTCTTGCTTGCACATGGGATGCCAGCCCCGCAGGGCTGGTTGCCGATGGGTCAGGCGCGGGCCGTTTCGATCTCGCTGGCGAGCCGAAGCAGCCATGCCGTGACGATGTCAGCGTCCTCGGCGTAGTAAGCGATGTTCCGCGCCAGTTCGGCCATGCGTCCGGGGCTGTCGAAGTATTCAGCTAACTCGCCAATGCAGCGCGCGCACTCTTCTTCATTTTCCGACAATGCGCTGGCGATTTGCCCGCCCGTTACTTGCGTGGTGATGTCGATCATTGCGCGGCCTCCGTCACAGGCGCGTCGTGGCGCGTAAAGCGAGGCAAGAAGCGGTTCGAAATCTTGCCCGTGGTGCGATCCATGTGGTTCTGGATCCCCACGATGTCGTGGGCAAAGTTGAAATCGTCGGCGGCATAGAGCCGCTCCAGATCAAGGGGCCGATTGCCGTTCACGCCATTGGCGGTGCACAGATCCATGGTCAGCGACAAGCGTTCATCGCCTAAAAATTGGTTGCCCGCGCGCTGGCATAGCGCCTCATGGCGATCAACGATCTGTTCGATCAGGGCCAGATTGTCGCGGTTCAATTGTAATTCGGTGGTCTTGGGCACAGCAGGTTCCTTTCAGTGTTGCGTTTCAACCTTGGGTATGTTTTGAATAGCGCACCACGCGCCGTTGCGCAAGTCTAATTATCACAAAAATGATAGCAGGGACCAAAAATGTGCAAATCGTGTCCTTCCGTGAGCCACATGCCGAGCCAAAAGCTGCGGCCCGCGCTTGTCGCGCCCGAAGCGCTGCGCTTCACCAAGGCGCGAGACGGGGATCAGGTCGCGGAGATTGAGGCCCTTGCGGCAAAGCTGGAGCCCAAGGTTGCCCGCGCCGTGCTGGCCTATCTGGAACAGGTCAAGGCCGGGGTTTCGCTCGACGCGCTGATCGCTGCGCTGCAAAGCGGTGACGTGGGCAAGGTCCTGGCCCTGCTGACCGGGGCAGAGGCCAGCGCTGCGGCGGGCGTTGCCCTGGACGAGCTGAACGGCACGGTATGGGCCGGCGGTGCGCTGGCTGCGACGCAGGTCAATGCCCAGATCGGCGGCGTGGCCTTTGCGTTCAATCGCCTAAACCCTCGCCTCATCACCTATTTGCAGACCTATTCCCTGAACCTGATCCGCCAGATCACGGACGGGACGCGGGAGCAGATCCGCGCCTCGCTGATCAGCGGCATGGAGGGGGGCAAAAACCCCATCGCCACGGCGCGCGACATTCGGGGCGCAATCGGCCTCACCGAGAAGCAGGCGCAGGCCGTCAAGAATTACCGCAAGGAGCTGGAGACGTTTCACCAGCGGCGCACTGGCGGCGGATACAACGTCGGGGCGCAGATCGACCGCGTGAACGGGCGGCAGGTGTTTCGGCCCGATGCGGACGGGCTGCCGAAGGACGGGATCACCGAACGGCGGCTGCGCGACTATCGCTACGACAACAAGCTGGCCCGCGCCATGGAGACCCGAAAGCCTATCCCGCCCGCAGAGATCGACAAGATGGTCGCGGCCTATGAGCGCAAGTTCTTGAAGCACCGCTCGCAGGTCATTGCCCGCACCGAGACGCTAAAGGCCCTGAATTACGGCGTGCAGGACGGCTGGCGGCAGGCCATAGAGGGCGGCAAGGTCGCGGAAAGCCTCGTGCGCCGCAAGTGGGTCGTCGGCAAGGACGAGCGCCTGTGCGAAACCTGCGCCCCTGTGCCGGGTCTAAACCCCAAGAAGGGCGTGAAATTTGACCAGCCCTTTGCCACGCCGAAGGGGCCCGTGATGCTCCCCACGCTGCATCCGCAGTGCCGGTGTTACATCGTAATCAGGGTTTACGAGCCGGAGCAGCTTGCGGCGTAGGCTCGTCTTCTGGTTTGATCGACATGAAAAAACCACTCGCACAGGCCCGCACAAGTCGTGCTGTGGCCCGCAGCGCCGTCGCACCAGCAACGCCCCAGCACTGATCCGCCATCGCGTCCAGCTCATGAGCCGTCGCGGTCAGCTTTTTGTAGACATCGAGTGCCGAAAGGTGGCGCGGATCAGCCATTCCCCAAGTCTACGGTCTAGAACAGCAGGCGCAATATCATTCTTGTGAGACACAGGTGTTTCGGTCATATATGGCTGTGATAGCCCTGCTTTTATGACCGAGGCCGATATGTTTTTGAAGCACGTTATTGACCGCGCCTTGGCGCAAGTCATCGAAAAGCAAAACCGATACCCGGCGGGCGCTCCGGGCCGTAAAGGCGGGCAGTTCGCGCCGGGTCAAGGCGACGCTGGGTCTTGGAAAGGCGCACCAGGCTTTAAGCTGTTCGGTGCAAACGCCGCAGGGGGCGGGTTTTACCCCGGAGAGCAGCCCGCGCCACCTCCGCCCCCACCAGGTGCAAAGCCGCACCCAAAGACCGACGACAAGGGCAAAGCCGTCACGGTGAATTATCCGACGCGGCCCAGCGACCCCGCGTCATGGGCCGATCCGAAGCGCACCGCGACCTTCGTTCCGAACGGACCCGTTCCGGCCAAGCTGAACGGCGTTGCAATGAAGCCGTGGGCCGATGCGCCGCGCGACACGGCGGGCTGGGCCGCAGTTCAGGGGCAAAAGCCAGACCTTGACCGCGACAACCCGTTTGAGGGCATGGAAGGCAAGAGCATCGGCGCTGGCGTGATTATCCGCGAGCCCGACGGTCGTATCTGGCTCACGCGCCCCACGAACAGCTTCGGCGGTTACGTTAATACATGGCCAAAAGGAACAGTCGAGCAGGGCCTCGGCCTCCAAGCCAGCGCGATCAAGGAGGCATTTGAAGAAACCGGCCTGCAAGTCAGGATCACGGGCGTGCTTGGCGATTACGAGCGCACCACGTCTGTAGCCCGCTTCTATATCGCTGAACGGGTCGGCGGCACGCCTGCCGACATGGGCTGGGAAAGTCAGGCCGTTCGCCTCGCCGTGCCGAAGGACATGGGCAAACTGCTGAACATGAAGGTGGATCGGACGATCCTCGACGATCTGCTGGACGACGATTTCAAGAAAAACGCGCAGCCCAAGGCCGGATCGGCGGCATGGGCACAGCAGAAGCGCTGGCCCGCAGGAACGCCGCTTGGTGGCCAGTGGATGGCTATGGGCGCGGACGGGCTGACACTGCCGCCCAAGATCGCGGGCGGTCTGGAAGCGGCAAACCCGCAGTTTCAGAAGCAGGTCAACGCGCTGCACGCCATGGCGCAGGCCGGTGACAAGAAGAGCGTGGCAGACGCGGTGCAGGGCCTTGGCGCGAAAGTTGCGGCCAATGCAGCGGCGGGCAAAGCCACGTCAAAGACCAAGTGGACGGCGCAGGTTCACCAGTTCGGGGCAAAGCTCGTCACCGATATGGGGGCCGTGGTCAAGGCCGAGGCAGTGCTTGAAGCCTCGACCGGCCCGATGAAGATGAAGGACGTGGTGCAGATCGCGCCAAAGCCGGGCGGATCAAACCCCGGCGCGGTCTATACCGCGACAGGCACGGACAAGTGGCTCGTCAAGGGCAACGCTTCGCACAAGATCGGCTCTAAGGCCTCGGCACTGACCAGTGACGCGAGGGCCGCGAACGAAGTCGTGGCGGCGCGGCTCATGGCGGCTGCAGGCGTGGGCGCACCAGAAATGCGCCTCGTGGATCTGCAAGGGTTTCATAACTCCAACGCAAAAGGCCCCGGAAACCTCGGCGTGGCCAGCGCCATGATCGACGGGCTTACGCCCTTCAACCCAGCGAACAAGGCCCATGTCGCGGCTGCGCGGGCCGATTTCGCGGTGCACGCATGGCTCGGCAATTGGGACGTGCTCGGCGCGAGCTATGACAACACCATGATCGACGCAACGGGCAAGGCGGTCTGTATCGATACGGGCGGCGCGATGCTGTTCCGCGCGCAGGGCGAGCCGAAGACGGCGGGCCAGTTCGGGAAGGACGCGGCGGATTTCGAGACGATGCGCGCCACCGATCCGAAGCAGGTCAAGGTCTACGGATCAATGACCAAGTCACAGCTCGCGGACAGCGCGGCCAAGCTGGCGCTGGTGTCGGACGATACGATCAAAACCATCGTGACGCAGGCCATGGGCAGCGGGACGCAGGCGCAGGAATTGACCGCAACCCTGATCGCGCGGCGCGACGCAGTTATGGCGAAGGCTGGGATTAAGACAGGGGCCACCATTGCGGGCGATGCCAAGGCCGTGGATCCCGTGCCTGCGCCCAAGCCCCCGAAGATCGCGGATGCCGTGGCTGCCCCTGCTGGGAAAACAGGCGTGGCGCAGAAGCCGGTCTTCGCATCTGGGCTTCCGAGCGACAAGTATTACACGCAGCTCGCGGCCAAGGCCGAGAAGTTGCACAGTGCTGGCGATTTGGCGGCTCTCAAAGCCATGCCGACCGAGAAGAAGGGCGCGAGCCACGGCAAGACGTGGGCCGGCGGCACGATCAAC